AAGCGCGTCCGCCCCGAAAACATAGGGCTCACAACAAAAGGCGCGCCGACAAGCTAACAGTGCTTGACGACGTGCTAACTCATCTGCATCCTCGCGCCGAATGTTGCAGACGATGACCCCGGAAGCCCTGATCGCCGCCGAGTCGATCTCCAAGCACCCGAGGTTCTCGGACTTCAACAAGATGCTAGACGCCGAAGTGCAGACGGCTCTGGAGAAAATCGTAGGGTCGCGCGATGACGTGACGATCCACGAGCTTCGGGGACGCGCCAAGGCGATCTTGGAATTGCAGCAGGCGATGCGCGATGCTCGCCAAACGCTGTCACAGCTGGGCCTCCAGGCCCCACTTTAGCTGACCATTACAGCCCGCACGCATACCCCCCGGGGCGCGGACGGAACGGAGTTGCAGCTAGGAGAACTACATGGCGACGAAACTGCCCGAGGCCGTACAACGGCAATTGGAAGATGCGGAGCGCATCGAGAGTGAGCAGGCGGCGCAAGCCGCTTCCCCGCCCGAGGGCCAACCCGCTGATCCACCGCCGGAAACGCCTCCAGCGCCGCCGGAGCCACCGCCTCCGACCGAGGACTGGCAGCACAAGTTCCAGACCCTTCAGGGGAAGTACAACTCAGAGACCAGCACGCTTCGGCAGCAGGTGGAGGAGTTGACCCAGAAGGTGAACGAACTGACCGCCAAGCCTACGACACCGGAGCCGCCTCCAGCGGAGCCGCCACCCAAACTGGTGACGGACGCAGACGTCGACGCCTTCGGAGCGGACCTCGTAGACCTGATGCGCCGGATCGCCGTCGAGACCGACGGTGGAGCCCGCAAGGCGCTTCAGGCGGAGATCGACCGGCTGAAGGCTTTGATCCCTGACCTTCAGACGAAAGTTCAGGGCGCCTCTGAGGTGGCGGAGATTACCCGTCGCCGCGCTTACTTCGCCAGCTTGAAAGAGTTGGTGGACGACTACGAAACGGTCAACGTGGACCCAGCCTTCGTGGACTGGCTCTCGGGAACCGATCCGCTGTCGGGCCTCGGCCTGAGCGTGCTGCTTGGAGACGCCTTTGAGAAGTTCGACGTCGTTCGCACGGCGAAGATCTTCGAGGCTTTCAAGAAGGAAACGGGTCGAGCCCCGACGCCGCCGGCCCCGACGCCCGAACCGGAAAAGCCTAGCCTCGAAGCCGAGGTGTCGCCCGGTCAATCCGGCACATCCACGGTGATCACCCCCGACGACGGGAAGAAGATCTGGTCCTCTGCGGAGGTTCACGAGTTCTACACCGCCGTCACCCGGGGCGACTACCGCGGACGCCAGGACGAAGCCCGCCGCATCGACGCTGAGATCGACCGCGCTCTCATTGAAAACCGCGTCCGCAGCTAACCACTGCTAACGCGGTGGAGGTGAGGGCGGGAACCCCCTCTCACCTCCATTGAGCGAGCAAACCAATGCCTGTGCCAGTCCAAGGTGTCTTCAGCACCAACCCCGCCTACGCGGGTACGTTCATTCCCCAGCTGTGGTCGGGGAAGCTGAACGCCAAGTTCTATGCGACGACCGTTTTCGGTGAGATCGCGAACACGTCCTACGAGGGCGAGATCAAGTCGATGGGTGACACGATCACCATCAACAACATCCCGTCCATCGCGATCAACGACTACACCGTTGGCCAAAACCTGAACTACCAAGTTCCGGTGCCGAACAAGGTCGACCTGTCGATCGACAAGGCGAAGTACTTCGGGGTCAACGTCTCTGACGTCCTGGAGTACCAGTCGAAGCCGGCGCTCATGTCGATGTTCACCGACGATGCGACGAAGCAGATGAGCATCGCCATCGACCGCGGCATCCTGCTGGCCGAGTTCAACAACGGCGCTGCGGCCAACAAGGGTTCCGCCGCCGGCGTGCTCTCTGGTGCGGTTAACCTCGGGGTGGACAACACCCCGGTGGATCTGAACGCTTCGGCTGACGCCATCCTCAAGGTGATCTTGGGCATGGCCACGGTGCTCGACGAGCAGAACGTGCCGGACACGGACCGCTGGCTGGTCATCGACCCCGCGACCCGTCTGCGCCTGATGCAGTCGCCGCTCCAGCAGGCCTACCTGACCGGTGACGACAAGTCGATCCTGCGGAACGGCAAGATCGGCATGATCGACCGGTTCACGGTCTACCTGTCGAACCAGCTGCCTGCCGCTGCTGCGGGTCAGTCGCTCACCGGCGGCGCCCAAGGCGGCTCGGCCAAGCGCCGCGTGCTGATCGCTGGCCACACCACGGCTCTGACCTTCGCGTCGCAGATCGTGAAGACCGAGGACCTGCCCAACCCGAACGACTTCGGGCGGCTGGTGCGCGGCCTGAACGTCTACGGTCACCGGATGATCAAGCCGGAAGCCTGGGCCATGGCTCTGGTCGCCAACTAACAGCGGCTCACCGCTGGACATGAACGCCGCGACAGCTAACACTGTCGCGGCGTTTTTGTGTTAGGAAGTCCCCATGACTGTCCTCGCTTCCGCCATCCTTGCACGCGTGCGCTCTCAGTTGATTGACGAGGGCGCGACCCGCCGTTGGAGCGACGCCGAGCTTCTGCGGTGGCTGTCCGACGCTGAGCGCGCCCTGGTGGCCGCCAGTCCCTCGCTAGGGGAGGTGACCGCGCCGTTCGCCCTGGCGATCGGCACCAAGCAGACCTTGACCGGTCAGGCGTTCATGCTGCTCGACGTGCGCCGCAACCTGGGCGAGGACGGTGCGACGCCGGGCCGCGCCATCACCGTGGTGACCCGGGAACTGCTGGATGGGTTCGACCCCTTGTGGCATGCAGGCCGGCGCTCGGCGACCATTTCGAACTTCGTCTACGACCCGCGCACCCCCAAGACCTTCTACGTCTACCCTCCGGCGAACGGGGAGACCCAGATTGAGGTGAGCACGGCCAACACCCCGGCGGAGATCACGGCGCTGGATCAGGCCATCACGGTGCCGGATCTCTACCAGACCGCGCTGTTCGACTACGTGATGTTCCGCGCGCACCAGAAGGACACCGACTACGCCGCCGGCATGGAGAAGGCGCAGGTTTACCTCCAGCTGTTCACGGCGTTCGTTGGAGGTCACGAGGGCGGCAAGCTCGCGGAGAGCCCCAACACGGCCCTGGGTCCGACGGATCTCAATAGCAAAGGGGCTGCCAAGTGACGCCGATCAACGCCTTCCACAGCCTGATACTGCCGTTCGTCCACGACTGCTCCCCGATCGCCGCGGAGATCGCCGCCCGGCAGGCCTTGATCGAGTTCTGCGTCGCCAGCGAGTGGGTGCAGTTCGAATGCGACCCGCTGACGATCCAGGCCGGTGTGAACACCTACGAGATCGAGACGGAGCAGGATCAACTCTGCACCCGGGTGCTGCGCGCTGTCGTGGTCGATGAGAGCGGCGCAGAACTGCGCCTGTCGTTCAAGACCCAGGACGAACTGGACGCGCGCTACCCGGACTACCGCACGCGCACGGGCCCGCCGCAACTCTACACTCAGATCACGCCGGATGAGATCATCTTGGTGCCGACGCCGACGGTGCGGGTTGTCGCCGGCCTGCGCATGATCGTGGCCACGCAGCCGACCCAGGACGCCGCCGAGGTGGACGACACGCTGTTCCAGCGATGGGCCGAGGCGATCGCCTACGGCGCGCGCGGGCGGCTGAAGGGGATGAGTGGGCAGCCCTACTACGACCCCGCCGCCGCTCAGGTCGAGATGGCGCAGTTCCGCGCGTGGGTGTCCCGGGCCAAGCTGGAGCGGACGCGGGACCTTGGCCGTCCGAACCGCACCGTGCAGATGCGGGAGTGGATCTGATGGGCTCCCGCCTCAAGTTCGTGGTCGGCGACACGCGCCCGCCCGTCGTGGTCCAGTTGACGGACAACGGCGTGGTGATCGACGTCTCCTCCGCCACCGTGGTGCTGAAGTTCCGCGAGGCCGGCACCACCACGCTGCTGCTTACGATCACCGGAGAACTTCTCCCCGGAACGCTGGAGGCGGACGGCATCACGCCTGACCTGACGCAGTATCCGACGCCGGGCTCAGGCGGGCGCGTGCAGTTCGTATTTCCGCCGGGCGCACTGGATCTAGACCCCGGCTACTACGAGGGTGAGATCGAGGCGACGTTCCCGGCAGGAATCGTCCACACGGTCTACCACAAGATCAAGTTCGCGCTCAGGGAGCAGTTCTGATGTACGCGAATAACGGCCCGAATTGGGTGCTCTGCGAGGCGAGCGACCCTGGTGCAACCCTCTGCCAGGAGGAGCCGCTGCCGCCCGAGGGCACCTATCGCGTCCTCGGCTACAACCTGTTCGATGTGGGCGGCGTTCCTGTTCTCCAGTGGAGGTGGGTTGAGTGGTCGCTTGAGGACGCCAAGACCCAGGCCCTCGCCGATCTGGAGGCCGCCTATCAGGCGCGCATGGAGGCGGGTTTCGCGCACGACTTCGGAGATGGTGTGGAACATCTACAGGTCAGCCGAACGGAGGATCAGGTCCGCTGGCTCGGCTACAAGGACGCCTGTGAGGACCAGATCGCAGCCGGGTTCGGTGCGGCGCCGGTCGCCATTCCCATCCGGTCGTTCGAGAACATCACCCACACAGTTACTGCCAACGAGGGTCGCGCCCTGATGATCGCCCTGCGCGGCTGGATGGCGACCCAACTCGCGTGGACCTGGGCGATGAAGGACCACATCGAAACCCTCACCACGCAAGAGCAGTTCGCCGCTCTCGACTTCGGAAGCTGACGCATGTCTATCTTGAGCAACGACGACTGGATCGCCTCAACAAAGCAGATCCTTGAGTTCTACAAGTCCGCCCCCCGCACTTCAGTCGCAGCCGGCTTCTTTTCGCTGTTCGACCTCGCCGGGCAGCCTGGACCGGGGGCGCTCGCTATCGGCAACACCGCTAACGGTGTTGTGCCGATCGACACAGATGCGGGCTATTGGCCGATCAACGCCTTCGCAGGCGGGGCGAAGGGCTACCTCTCGCGCGTGGCCTATGCTTCGTCGGTGATCACACGGCTCGGCGTCTATGACCGCGTGTTTGCAGCAGGTGCTTACGGCTTCGCTTCCGGCACCACAAACCTCGCCAGCCAGCCATCGTTCGCCGCCCGCGTGCCCGGCGGTACGGACTTCAAAGGCCTGGAAATTTGGATCGAGTTCACGACCGCGCTCGCAACCGGCTCGGCTTTCAACGTCACGGTCACCTACACCGATCAGGACGGCAACACAGGCGCCACAACCGGCGCATTTGCGGTCGGCGCGGCTGGGAACGGCACCCTTGGGCGCATGTACCAACTTCCTCTCGCAGCAGGCGACACCGGCGTTCAGAGAATTGAAAGCGTAGTGATCACTCACACCGGCATGACGGCGGGCGCGATCAACGTCATGGTGCTGCGCCCGCTCGCGCCATCTCTCCGCGTCCCGATCATCAACGGCGGCGACCTGTTCGACATGTTCAAGACCGGGATGCCGGAAGTCTTCGCCGACAGCGCCATCTTCCTGATCTCCAACCCTGACAGCACCAGCACAGGGATCAACGAGGTCACGCTGGAGATCGCATCAGGATGAGCTTCCTAACGAAAGCGGAACTGAACGGCGCGCGCAAGCTGCGGGTGAACTACCAGAAAATCGTCTCGGTCACAGGCGGGAGTTTTCAGGGCCGGTCCAACCCCTTCGCCAACAACGGCTTCCCAGCTACCGGAACGTATGCTGGATCGAACACCGCGAACGGCGTCGTGCCGACCGATGCGATCACAGGCTTCCCGGTTCTCCCATCATTTGGCGGGCTTGAGGGCTACATCTCCGCCATCGAACTGCACATGGCATGCACCAGCTGGCGCAGCGGTTGGTTGTTCGACCTGCTCTTTAAGGCCGGGGCCTACAGCTTCGGCGCGGACGTTACGCTCACCGCCCAGCCCTCGTTCGCCGCCCGCGTGCCCGGGGCCGACTACAAGGGCCTGGAGATCTGGGTCGAGAGCGCTACGACGTTCGCCGGAACTGCTGTGGTGACAGTGGATTACGAAGACGAGAACGGCACACCTCGTGTCGCAACCGCAACGCTCCTGGCCACGCAAGATCTGAACCGCGCAACCCGCATGAGTATGGCTTCGGCAGGCGTCTCCAAGATCACGCGGGTTCGCGAGGCTGGCGCAACCGGCGGCACGTTTAATGTCGTCGTGCTGCGGCGACTGCTGAACCTTCTTATCGGCACACAACTCACGTCGTCAGCATCGGTTGGGTATATCGGCAACCCTTTCAGCTACCTAACAACAGGTCTTCCCCGCGTCTACGAGGACAGCGCGCTCTACGTGATCGGCGACGGCTTTGGCGGATCGCGAACCTGGGGCTTCTCCCTCGAAATTGCACTGGGCTAAGGCGTGTCCAGCCTAACCTTCCGCACCGCCTGGAGGCAGACCACGCGAGACGCTTTCGGCGTGGCGGCGGGCGATCTTGCGACGTTGTTGACGACCGAGTTCTACGGGGCGGCAGGCGGCAGCAACTTCACGCTCACGCCGGCTGACGCCGCCACCGCTACGGACACTGTAGCCAAGGCGATCGGCAGCGCCCGCACCGACACCGCTGGCACAACTGACGGGCTAGGTAACGCCGACGCCAAGGCGGTTGCAGACACCGCGTCATCTCTGGATGCGTTCCTGGCTGCATACGGGCTGACCCGCACCGACGCGGTGACTGTGACGGACGTTGCCAACCCGGCGATAGTCATACCGAACCAGAGCTACACGCTGTTCCCTACCGACAGCGTCCTGACGGCAGACGCGACGCTTATCGGCTGGGGTCGCTCCACCGTTCAGGTCGAGGTCGCCCGCATCGGTCTGCGCGCCCGCCTGCGTCCCACCCCAGCGAAAGCGCGAGGCACCCGGCGAGGAGACGTCGACGAGGCGATCGCCTCAGCGGTGACGGCAGTGGACGCACGCCTGCTGATCTCAGACTTCTCCCGTGTGTTCGCGGAGACCGCGACCCCAGTGGACGCACTCCAGAAGGCGATCTCTCCAGCCGTTGTCGTTGAGGCCGTCAGCGTCACCGACGGCGTGCAGCTGGACTATACCTACGTCCGCACCTTCGCCCACAGCGTCGCCCCGACCGACGGCATCGTGACCTTGTCCGCCGCCGGCCTGACCGCCGCCAGCGTCGCATTCGCGTTCGACAGCATCGCAAGGGCGGTCGCCGCCGCGCCCGCGGACACGCTGACCCTTGCCGAGACCGTGGCGCGAGCAGCCGACAAACTCTTGGGCGACACCGCGTCGGCTGTGGACAGTCTTGGGAAGGCCATCACGCAGGCGACCATTAACGACGCCGTGACGGCCACCGACGTCGCCAACCCCGCCATCGGCACGACGATCTTCGTGCTGGTTCATGCAATTTCTGGAGGCGCAGGCGCGTCGTTCGCCGGCGCACAGCCCGGCGACCTCGGGATCATATTCGCTCAGTCCGCGTCAAGCAGTTCTGCTCCGAGCATCGGCACTCCGGCAGGCTGGACTCAGCTGGCGAACGCCGACTGGACGGCAGGCGTCGCCTACGAGTACGGGATCTACGCTAAGGTCTTGAACGCATCTGACATCGCTAACCCCATAACCATCAGCGGTGTGAGCGAGTACTTCAGTGTTGCCTACCGCGGCCCGACTGTTGCGACCGTGAAGACGGTCAACTCAACAACGTCCACATCGAACGCCACTCCAGGCTTCACGAAAAACGCCGGCTGTAAGGGCCTAGTTCTGTGGTGCTCGGACCGCATGCCCTCGACGCCAATCGTCGTGCCCGCCATCGCCGCATCGCGGATCAACACCACGATCGCTACACTTTGGACACAGGCAGTGGCCGACATCGTCAACCCCGCTAACTACCCGAACGGGGCAGCGTTGAACTGGACTTCGCTGCTTGGGACTTTCGGGAACTTCACAGCCGCCGTCGAACTCACGTGATCCTTGCCACCCGACATGCTAACAGTTAGGCTCTCGCGAACCACCACATCCTAACAAGGACCGCCGTCGATGCAG